ATGGCGGGACGCTGATCGACATATGGATCGACCAGCGCCTCGGAGCCGTCGTGATCTTGTATCGTGATCGTGATGCTCGACCGGATGCCAAGCCCGCGCGCGTTGCGATCAGACCCGGCGATGTTGATCCGCCCGCCATTTGTCGACACGGACAAAAGCGACGGAATGGCCCCTGCCGCCCCCTCGATGAATTGTTCGGACACGCGCCCACGGGTGAAGAAGATCGACTTTCCGCCCCGCTCGAAGTTCAGCGGGTCCTTGCAGGTTGACCGCGTGTTGTAGCACGGCCACCCCGTGGCCGTGCATGGCGCGTCCCCGAAATTGCGCGTGCAGAAGGGCTGCACGATCTCGACCACCTGGACGGTCTCAGTCATCGGACAAGGCCGTTACCGCCAGGGTAACGCTCATGTAGTCCTTCGGTCCGGAAATCTGCGGCACCGGCATGGTTTCGGTGTGGCACATCGCAGCCTCGTCGTGGCTTGCCGGCCTCCAGGCCAGGAAAAATGGCGCCTCTTCCAGCGCGCGCTGGAACAGCGGCCAGTTGGCATCCACCCACGATTTCGGCAGGTGCTGCCAAGTCAGATCTGTCTGCAACATCACACGTTGCCTCGTGCGCTGAAGAAACTGGCCCGTCGCACTCTTGACCGACCGCAGCACGACCTGACGCGAAAGCCCAAGCGGCGAATTCCCCTGGTAGGTCGACACCGGCATCTGCATCGCCCGGCCGATCTTGACGTTCGCAAGGCGCAAGCCGCGCCCGCCGGTCAGGACCAACCGCCAGCGCGCCGCGATGGTCGGCGGGAACATCAACCAGAGCGTCGTGTCATTCGACGGCTCGACCGCGACACGCTCCACCCATGCTGCACCGTCCCAATATTCCAGCGCCAGGACCGCACCGGCCGTGGCCATGTTGTGCCCGGCGATAACGCAATAGTCGGCTTCGCGGGCAGATCGCAGATCGACCTCCCACGTCGCGTCCGCAGGCGACACCCACACCTCGCGCAGGATCACACCGGGACCGTCTTGACCCTCGTATGACAGGCTCTCGCCGCCCTCCGACAGCGCAACCGAAACAGTGCCCGGCGCCTCAATCGGCGTGAATCTGATTTCACAGCGCAGGAATCCGTCAATCTGGATGATGCTGCCCTCGCACCCGGCCGAGGCCGTGCCGACCGACCCGGAGGCAAGATCGAAAAAACACCCGAACTCGGTCGCCCCGTCATCGGCGACCAGCCGGATCTCGTCGCGGAACTCGGGCAGCACGTCAACCGAGGCAACATGCGGCTCGGCCGTGTATTCCACATCCGCGGATATCGCATGCCCGCCCGTACTGTCATCCTCGGCAAGAACTGCCGCCATCGCGGTCGCACCGGTCAGCGTCCACGCATCGTCGTCAAACGATCGCGCCGCGGTCAGCCGATTGCCATGAGGCCGCCACGGCTCATGCGTGGTCAACCCCGCAGGCCCGGCGGTGAAGAAACCGTCGGCCGTCGCCGAGGCCGTCACCACTACGCCACCGAACCAGTTGCCGGCATGGGCGATCCGCGCGTGCGTCAGCGGCCAGTCGCCAGGCGGCACCGTGTAGCCGGAACTGTAGTGAATACCCATCAGACCAGCCGTGCCCGGGCGCCGTCTTCCCACGCCTCGTTCAGGATATCGTTCAGGTAAGGCTTCATGGCGTCCAGGATTGTCCGCTCAAGGGGCGAGCTTGTGCTGAAATTGACCTCATACACCCGCGAGGACGAAAGCGCGGGCTGTGCGGCCACGGCACCACCGGCAGGCACAGCGCCAGAACCTACGCCGGACGAACCGATGTTTGTAGACCTGATCGACTGCATTTGCTTCGCACCGGCGACCGCCACCTTCGCCATCGCTCCAAAGTTTGCCGGGAACGGCAATTTGAGCGCTTCAGTGATGCCCTGCGCAATATTGATCGCCGCTTGCGCCAATGCGATCTTTTTCGACCCCTGAAACATTTTCGTTGCCGCGCCCAGGACATCGCCGACCATGCCTTGCGCAGATCCGGCGGCGTCGCTGGCAATGCCTTCGATAGACTGACGAACGAGCCCCTCGCTTTGCGCCACGCCGAGCGCAAGGCCCTGGCCGATTTGGTCACCGATCGCCATGAACACGCGGGAAGGCGACTTGATTCCAAGTCGTTCGCGCAGCCAGTTCGGCAACAGGTCGCCCAGCTCAAGAATGCGAGCCTTTAGCGCCTCCCACTGCTCATTGATGCCCGCCAGGAGACCAGCAACAATGTTCGCACCCATCTCGCGCATCTTAGCTCGCACGCCGGCGAAAAACTCCAGGATGGAGGTGATCCGAGTTGTGATGAATTCGACGGCAGTCCCAACGATCGCCTTGATATCGTCGCCCCATACCTGCCATGCGGCAACGATCAAACTCGCCGCTGTAATCAACAGGCCGATCGGACCTGCCGCTCCGACCAGCGCGCCTATGGCCGTTGCAGCGGCACCGACTGCCATAAGAATCGGGCCGCCCACGCCCAAAGCAAGCGCGATCACCCCTGCGGCCTCCTGTACCGGCTCGGGTAACCCACCAAACCAGTTGATTAGGTCGGCGACTTTTTCGACAATCTGTCCGATCGCTGGAATGACCTGTTCCGTCATGGCTGGGATCAGTTTATTCACGAAGATCGGCAAAAGCTCGTTGCCGATTTTCATCTTGAGCGCCTCGAAGCCCCGCCCCAAATCGTCCATGCCGTCAACAAATTGTTCCGACGCGGCAAGCGCATCGTCGCCCATGACGATCCCGAGATCGTGCGCGCGCTGCCTCAAAGATTCAATGGAATCCGCTGCGCCGTATAGTTGACCGCCAAGTTTCGCGCCCGTGCGCCCCATCAGGTCGTTGGCGATTGCTGCGGACAGAGCCGGATCTTCAAGTTTCGAAAGCGCAGCGATCAGCGCGTTCATCGCGTCTTCCGGCGCAACCGCGCCACTTGCGATTTCAGCTTGAGAAATACCGATCTTGGCAAAGGCATCGATGGCTTGCTGCGATCCGTCCGCCGCCTCGCCGAGCGTCCGGTTGAGGCGCTGCATCGCACTTTCCAGTTCCGAACCGGACATATTGGTGACCTGACCCATTGCATAGGCCATTTCCTGGAAATAGTCGGCCGAGACGCCGACCTGCCGCGCAGCCTTCGCGGATGCGTTCCCGCCATCGGCGACCCTTTTTGTCAGAAGGAACGCAGATCCTGCCACCGCGGCCATACCGGCTGAAACGATTGACAGTTTCTTGCCAAGCGCTGTTGCCTGCCCGCCAAGACTCTGCAATCCGCCGCCCAGTCGGGCCGCGGACCCGCCCAGCCCCTCGACGGCACGCCGGCCGCGCGCGGCTTCCTTTATCAGTGGCCCGATATCGGCCGTGACGTCGATGGCGACTTCGCCGACTGACTTGTTCACCAAAAGCCCCCCGGCTTGCCGTTTCCATTTAGCATCTCAGTGATCCCGCGCCGGTCTTCATCGGACAGCCCACGCTTCGATGATTTGTCTTTCAGGCTGTCGACGAGCCACCAGAAGTGGCGCGGGCGCATCCGCCAGAACTCGGACGGCGCAAGGCCGAGTTGACGAACCGCCACCTGAAAGGCGGATTTCACGAAGCGGAAGTCTTTCCCACTGGCGCAGCGTCTTCGTCGCCGCTGGCGCCGTCGAACAAAACGCTGACCAGCTGGTTAACTGCGGCAACCGCATAGATTTCCTTTGCCGCATCGGCGTCAATGCCGTCTGACGCCGCCCTCGCGATTGATCGGTCGATTTCTGCCTTCACGTCGCGATCGGACACTTTTGCGCCAGCAAAGCGCAAAAGGACACCCATCGCCCGCGCAAGCTGGAAAAATTTTGGCTTTGTGCCCCAGCTTTGCAGCTCGGCCAAGGTCACCACTTCCTCGAGCTCGGCCCCGGCCTCGAAGGCGCGGCTTTCAGGGATACGAAAGACCGCGCCCTTCCAGTTCAATGCAATGTCGGCCATCAGACCACAGGCGTCCAGACGACTGGGCCGGATGAGGCGATGGTGGCGCTGAATTCGCTTGCGGCGTCGTGGTTCGCGGTGACCTCGAGCGACGAGAAGTGGAACGTGCCGGCCGCGCTTCCGATGCCTTCGATCTCAATCTCGAAGGCGCTTTGCAGGGCCGTTGTCGGACCAAGCGACTTGTCAAGAAGGCTTCCGCCATCGACGAAGCCATTGACCGTCATGTCGACCGATCGCACCGAGGCGTCGTTTAAGTAAGTACGCCAGCCGTCGTCACCCTTATCGGTGACATCCATCGGTTCGTTGTTGATACTGATGCTGTCCGCGCGCGCACCGGCGACGAGCGTCATCGCGCCAGAGATGTCTTCCTTGATAAGGACCTTGCGGCCCGCCACCTTTGCCATCGCTCTGATCTCCTATGCTGTGGCCTCTATCAGCCCGCGATAATCGCAGACCCCGTGAATCGATCCGTTCGGCGCCTTGAAACACCGGCTGCTTTCCCGACGCAGAAGCGTGACGCGATGCCCTGGGATGGTCAGGCCGCCAAGGTGCAGCGCGCCGTAGAGCTGCCCCTGTATGTCTTTGGCTTCCTTCATTCCGTGACTTCGGCTGCGCGTGTGAAGACGCACGACGAAGTCAAAGCCCCGCTTGCCCTTGTCGTCCCATTCGGCAATGTCGATTTCGCCGACCTCGACATACGGCCAGTCCGCGCCAGTGCCGCTATCATCGACCTGCGGCGCGGTATCGTAGGCGGTCAGCCCCAGGCCTTCCGCGGCTTGGTACAGGGCAGCCTGTATGTCGAACTCGACCGACATGTCGTTACCTTGCAGCCTTTTTCAGGCGCACGAGCCGCGCGATCAGCTTGTCTGTGAACGCACGCAGATAACGCTGCTCCATTTCGCCGTCGGCCCGACGGAGTGCGCCGCGCATGAACGCATGCTCGACACCATCCGGCCCGTCGCCGTATTCCAGAATCAGCCAATAGAATGACTTCCCATTCTTGTTTGCCACGACCGACGCTCGCAACGTGTTGCGATTCCCGCGACGCCTCTTGTGAGCAATACCCTTGATGAGGGTGCCCTGGTCCCTTGGCGCGCGTGCTTTTGCGTCTTTCGCGATATCACGGGCCATTTGGGTCGTGGTCGCGCGCATCAGGTTTTTCGCCTCCCGCGGCCCGATTTCGGTCAGCATCTTGTTGACGTCTGCAACACCGCGAATTTGCACATCGAACTTGGTCAATCCATGCCACCCCGCGTCGCGTCGATGCGCAGCTTGCCGCGGCGGCCACCTTCACGCATGACGCCGTTGATATTATATGCCTCCCCGCGCCAGATGATCCGGTCGGTTTCATGGATCTCCATGTCGTAGATCGTGAACCGCACCGAGAAACTGGCAGTCATTCGCCCTTCCGTTGTCGTCTCACGCGACGATCGCGCCTCGGCCTTGCCCCATACGCTGCCAAGCGACAACCAGCTCACCGTCGAACCGCCTCCGCCATCTGCGACATAGCTGCGGCGCTCGACCATCAGGCGCTGATCGAGTTGACCGGCGGAAACGCGGCGGCGGCTCATTCCGAATGCATCCAGCGCAGATGACCGCAAATCGAGTTGATGGCTCGAAAAAGCGCGTCGTCAGTTTCCATGCCCTCTCTGTCAAGATAGGCATTCGCGACAAGAACCTTGATCGCCAGAACGGCCGACGGCATCAGTGAATCTGGAAGTGCGCAGGTCATGGTGACACGCACCTCTTGTGCTGCAGGGCCGTCGGCAACCACGTACCAGCCTCGCGCATCAGTTTTGATTTCGGGCGCCGAAATACTTTGCCCAAGGCCGGACGCATCGATGTATGACACCGAAACCGCGCTAACATCTGGCAGGCACAGACGCAGCGTTCCCCAGGCGGCAAAATCTTGACGCCATTGCTGCTCAAGAATGCAGCGGCCGAGGACTCCAGTCCAGCCGTCCAGGCGCGCGACAGCGGCAGATTCCAGCGCCAGAATCTTGGCATCTTCGTGATCGTGGTTAACGCGCAGATAGGTTTTAAGATCAGCCAGAGCGACGACAGGTGTCGCGGGCGCGGCGATCAGGACAGGCGGCTTCATCACTTGACTGCGCTAGTCTTTCCGGCATCGTCGACCCCAGGCCCCGTCACGTTTTCCGCTTCAACCTTCTCGGCCTTGAGCTGTTTCTGTGTAACCTCCCTGGCAAACCCGCGGTCAAGAAGGCGTTTTGCGACCTGTTTTGCCACGGAATCTTTGTCCGGCAGATTATAGGAAACGCCGGCGTGCAGCGTTCCGATGGCTGTGACTTGTGTCCGGATAATGCGCAAAAGCATGTTTTTATGCCTCGTTGGAATTGAAGGGGCGCGCGGCGGTCTGGCCACCGC